TGTGGCTTTCTACTATATATAATCCACGATAATTGTTCAGGACTATTTAGATTAATTGGTCTATCTCCCATCAATTCATGCACTTGAGACTGTAATTTTGTTAATAACTCCTGTTTTTCCTGTTCAAACTCCTTACGTACCTCTTCTAATGCATCTGTATTCACATTGAAACCTCTCTGGTATATACGTGCAAGTTGTACACATATCTGATTAGTTAATTTAGTAGTAGATTCTAATCCTTTATCTTCTTGGCTTAGTTTGTAGTCTAACTTCTTATATAATTCCATAGTCGCATGTAAATCTGCTGATAAATACTGTGATAACTCTGCGTGAGGTATATCTCTAGTTGTATATCCCTTATTAAAGTAATCTTTTAGTGTACCCATCTTCTGTGTATCACACTTATATCTTTCGGCTAGATATTCAAGGCTTAAAGGTTCTTTCTGTCCTCTTTGTATGATGTATGCACCTAACATGGTATCAAATATCTCACCATTGTAGGTAAAACCTGACTCCCATAGCCATGTTAAGTCATGCACTGCATTCTGCATCACCAAGAGGTGGGTATCATCCAGAATGTTCTGGACAATACTTCCACCCTCAGTGGTAGGTTGTTGCTCACTGTGATCAAACGTAATAATATTTTCTCCAGAGTGATTTAACATGCCTACCATAGTCAATGAGTTTTCTGATTCAAAAGGATCAAGCATAAGCTTATTGTTACGTTTAATAGTAGTATTTTCTACATCTAAAACTGTTACAACTTTCATTTCATTTCCTCTATCTTTACCACAATATAACTATCAAGTATATCTCGTACCATTTGTGGGCCATGAGCAAACAAAGTTATACTTTCTGTATCATGCTCTGCATTTATCTCATACTCCACGTAGTATTTAATCCTTGGTGATTTTAACATCATGTAACTTCTCCTCATGTCTTTCCATATATTTAACAGCATTCTTTATTGTTGTCAAGTCATCTCTAAATCCACCTAAACCATCGTTACAGTGTTTACATATGTATCCACGAAACGTATCTGTATCGTGGCAATGATCTAACACCCATGTACCTAAAAGTTTTTGATTGTATTTATTAACCTCATCTATCTTTCTTATACAAATAGGACATGCATAGTCTTTATCCTGTGGGTATATATTTTTCTTTCTTAGGTCAGAAATTACTCGCCTATGCCCAGAACTACATGATTTACATGTTCTCTTTACTTCTGCATTCTCTGTATTCTTATAACTCATTTGTTGAAAGTTACTGAGTGGCTGTCTTATATCACATTTTATACATACATAACCATCCTCATTAATCTCTTGGACAATTTCTAAGTCAAACAACTCACCCTGACTCATACTTCGTACCTTGCTGTCCTGTAGTTCAGTTCACAATGAACTATACCATGCCACCCTGATAGTTTATTCTTTACTACGTTTAGGTGACGCTGTGTATCCTCTTCTTCCTGACCTTCTACAGGTGGATTCTTTGCTATGAGTATCATTAGGTCAGCTTCAGCAGCTTTACCTGTACGTGATCCTTCCATCATAGCCTGATTCAATACAACCTTGTTCTCTGCATCAGCAGATAGCTGTGACATATAAAAGATAGCACATTCATGTTGCTTGGCTATCTGTCGTGCATGTATTGCATTTGCCTTGAGTGCTTCATCTGCTCTGGCAAACCCTTGTGTCCTAGCAAACTTATCACCCATGTCTAGTATAACTACATCAGGCTTGTAAGATTTACATACACTCTCAACCCATGCCATATCTCTACTGGTAGAGTCCTTGATCTTTATGTTACTACTGATCGTAGAGTATATGTCACGTGCCTTGCTTGGATTACCTTTAATCTCTTGCATGGTCATACCTGTAGCTGCTGTTAAATATCTAGCACCCACACGATGTGAACCTTCTTCGTTACACAACACAATACACTTGGCTCCCTGCTGTGCAAAACCATTTGGCCCTGCCACTAAGCTTGCATGGAATGATGTCTTACCTGTGTTAGGTCTAGCACCTATCTCAATCAAGTGTCCTTCATTCACACCTTCTATCTTACGTGTGAGTGTAGGTATGTTGAACACCCATCGTGCTTCCAGATCATTCTTGGCAAGCAGTGTCTCAATGTCCATGTCATCCCACTCAATGTTTAAGTCAGGTGTAAAGTCATCACCATACTGCTCAAGTATATTACGTATAGGCTCAAGCGTAGCCTTTGTACCATTGACATAATCAAAGCCAATATTTGCTATCTCTTCTCCTATCACCTGTTGGAATAACTTAGACAACACTTCCTGTGCTACGTCATTACCCATAGGTGCTTCTTTCTTTATCTGATTAAACAAAGATGAGTATGCTTGTTTCTGTGCTGTCGTTAGCTGTGCATTACTGGACATAAACAATGCCTCAATCTCAGCAGGTGTAACAGTACGCTCGTATCTTTCCATCGCTAGGTCTATTGATGCCTTGATCTTGCGTACATCTTTGCTGAACAAACGATCTGGGCAACGTGCGCCACGATGATCGTCATAGAAACCTCTGTCCATAAGGCTACGTATTAATGATAGTTCCATGTTTTATTCTCCTAATGCTGTAAGGTTTTGAATGTCGTTAGGATTACGGTATTTCAAATCATCTGTTAATTTTAAGGCACGAACTGTTGATACATGCCCTCTTAGTTCTTTCGTAAACTGTAGCGTCTTGGGTAGTGCGTCAGGGTCTAGTGCTACAATGGCTGTTGAGAACTGCGATAAGAACCTCTTGTGTGCTTCTGATAGTGATGTACCCAACACAGCGACCCCAACATATACATCACTACCTACAATCGCAGCACTTATGCAGTCCTCAACAACTACAGCGACACTACCACACCCATATGAGTAGGGCAAGTCGCTCTTACCATATCGTTTCCATTTTGGTAGTCTATGTGTGATACTTCTGCCACTAGCATCTACCATCACACCTGATTTAACCACAGGAAATACGACACGGCTCTCCTTTACATCATACAACAGGCCCAGTCTATCAGGATCTAAATCCCATTGGTTACAGAACGTACCTATTGCTGTGTTATCTCTTACTAACCACTCAGGTTTACTGAATGGAATCTCTCTTGTTTCTTCAGCTACATGTCCAAGAGACTTACGTATATCATCACTTGTTAAGTGTACACGTGTACCACCTGAGTATTTACAACTTGCCTTATAACAATTCCACATGATTGATCCCATGTTATTAGTGATAGTAAAAGTCTTGTACCCATTACAAGCAGGGCAACTCATTCTTTTTGTTTCACCATTAACAAGTGATAGATCATTTATAATATTATTTATATTCATATGTATCACTTTCTTTGTTACAACTTGTTGTTGATTGTAAGCTATCTGATCTTTGTGTCAATGCAGAATTTGCACTGGCATATGTATGTTTCATGTAGGGTTGCACAGAAGACACATGTGTATGCCCAGTCACTGACATAACTTGTGGCAATGGTACTCCTGCGTCCACCATTTGTGTAACTCCTGTCCTTCTCAAGTCCATTAGACGTAGGTTCTCAGACAGCGTAGCCTCACGCATGATAGCCCTTCCATTTTTAGATAGTCGCTGCAAGGTATAAGGTTCAAACCCACCTTGTATGGGCTTGGGATGAGGTGCTACGTACCTTTGAAAGCCAAAGTCTTTGTGCTGATCCTGTAACATGTCCATTAAGTCCTCTGATATGGGCAGAAATACCTCTGCTCTACGCTTACTTTGTTCAAGGTGTAACCTCTGTGTATCGAAGTTAATATCCGTCCATTCAAGGGTACGCATGTCACCCAATCTTTGACACCACTCGTATGCCATTTGTATAATCAGTCCTATGTTTCGTGTCTCAAAGTTAGCATAGGCTACATCAAGAAACTTAACGACATCTTCTGCTGTCCATACAACTGTTCTCTTCTTAGATGCCTTACGTTTTATATTACTAAATGGATTTAAGATAGCGTGTTCCATCTCAATCGCATAGTTAAACACACGTGATGAGCAGGTTGCAATGTGATTAGCAAAGCTTACACCACGCTTGACCCAGTCTTCATACACACCCTTGGCAACCTTTGGTGTTATCTTTTTATATTTAACTGTGCCAATTTTGTCACACACTATACTCAAGAAGTATTTATAATCCACCTTAGTTGTATCACGTAACATATTGAAATCATTAGACATATAATAATACTCAACCAGATCGTTGAATGTACTACCACTTGTGATCACTAACACCTGTGACTGTATGTCACGCCAGTTATCAATGGCTTCATTGTCTTTGCGAACAAGTCTACGCACCTGTTGCAGGTCAGTGCCAAAAGTTTTTCTGGTCACTACACCTGCGTCAACTAGGTTTTGTGGTGGATTAAATCTGTACTCACCAGTGTCTCGTTTCTGCACATATCTAGGCAGCTTTAACATGTAACGCCCTCGCTTCCTTTAAGTTAAGTTTCATTTGTTTCTTTAGTTTAGGACAAGAGTATGTACCCTTCTCTAAGTTTTGTGTCTTCGTTAGTATCTGTAGATTACCTGACCAGTGTGGCCCACCATCTGACAGAGGAACCATGTGATCCACGTGTCGTTCAATCCCATCTGCCTTGGCGTAAATACGACTGAGTAAGTAGACTGTATAAACTCTTCTCTTCTCAATAGAACATTTCCTTAACCAAGCAGGTATGGCACGTTTCTTCATAGCCCTACGTTTTGCCATATGTTGTAGTAATAAGGCAGGATTATTTTTCCTCCACTTTTTTCTAACCTTTCTTTCTTTTTCTCTATTCTTTTGGTTGTACTCTTTTCTATACGCTAACTCTTTTTCTTTATTCTTTTG